GATAACGATGTTTTTCTGGATATACATGGAGAACAACCTATTGCTTCTGCTAGCACCTCATACTTTTACTTCGTGTTTGTAAACGATATGAGCCAACAAAGTTATTTTAAACAGATTGCTGTCAACCAATTAACACCTAGGCGATACAAATTTGTCATTGTAGAGCCTACAACCATTGATTTTGCGAAGCAGTATGGTTTTTATACTTATACAGTATATCAAAGTGGCACTAACGGACTTACAGACACCTCAACTTTTACAGAAAAAAATATAGTGCATAAAGGAAAAATGCATTTCAGTAAAACAGGTGCTAGTGAAGTTTCATATACAGAATACACACCAACAGATAATACAAATACAGTAAATAATAACACACAATACATAAGCATTTAATCATGAGTTACCCACTAAAAAACAATAACGATTTACTATTTGAGCAACTAGGTAAAAAAGGCGATTGCATAGTTTTTACAACTGCTGCACAAACATCAAAAGATTTTTACGCTGTTCATTTTGTAACAGAGAGCGTAGTTTCTTCTATTGCAATCGATAATTGTACAGGAGAAAGTGCATTACAAACTACTATTCCTGCAGGTACTGTTTTACTAGCAAACGTTACAGCTATTACAATGACTTCTGGAGTAGCAATAGGATACAACAACTAATATGTTTTTAGCACCAAGATTATTAAAATTACAAACTAAGGTTACAACGCCCACATTTAGCATAGACAGCCTAGATGGACTTGTTACTTGGTTTAAATTTAACACTAACATATCGGTTGTGGATCAAGATAGCGATGGCGATGCAGATATAGGTTGGACAAGTAGCCATACTGATAACCGTAGTGCAAAGCAAATTACTGATGCACAAGAGCCAAGCACGACAGGTGGCTACATACAATTTGACGGAATTGATGACAACCTAGATATTTCTTCAGATATTGTGCTCAACGAGTTTGTTATATTTTTAGCTCTCGACCTTGATGTTTATACAAACGAAACAATAATAGGCAATCAAACTAATGCACACGATTTTTTGCGATTTGGTTTCCAAAATGTAGCTAACAAAGCTAGATTTAGAAGAACAAGCTCTACATACAACGATGATTTTACAATGAGCGAAGATATGACGAGTGGCACACCTAATTTGATGACAATACGCTGTTTTAACAATGGCTCTGGAACAACTGTACAGATTAGACGTGCTACCAAATCTGGATCAACAATTACTTCTAACCTAGTTTGTGAAGATACTAGCAGTACTTTTGCCTACGATCAAAATTTAACTATAAACACAATAGGCGTGCAAACTACAGGGAGTGCACTTATGGACGGAAAGCTTTACGAATTTGTTGTATTTTCTGGAACATTATCAGATGCTAATATAACAGCTATTGAAGAAGACATACTTAACAGAGTAGCATAATGAAAAATAGACTTTTAGGAATAAAACTAACTAACGAGGTACAACCAAAAGTAGTTGAAAGTGCAGGACAAGAGTGGGTAGAATACGGAGACAACAACTACCGTAATATGTACCCACAATATCTTATTGACCTTTACAATAATTCAGCTACTCATGCTGCGATAATAAACGCAACTGCTGCAATGATTGCAGGAGACGATATAATACCAGAAGAAAACAGAGACCTAGCACAATATGTAGAGCTAACGAAGTTTTTGGGCAATTTTAATAGTAAAGAAAGTGCACACGATATATTCACAAAAGTTGCTTTCGATCTAAAACTTCAAGGTGCATACGCACTCAACGTAATCTGGAGCAAGGACAGAACTAAAATTGCAGAAATTTACCATGTACCTGTAGAAAAATTGAGAATAGGTAAGCCAGATATGAATGGCAAGGTGCATGAGTACTACATTTCTGCTGATTGGACACAGTACAGAAAGAAAGAGTACAAACCAAAACGTATTTGTGCGTTCAATATGAACGACAGAAGAGAAGCATCACAGTTGATTTATACAGGTTTGTACAGTCCTGCAATGGAATTATACCATACTCCAGATTACGTGGCTTCTACTAATTGGGTTATGACGGACAATTTAACGTCTGACTATCATTTGAATAACATTGCAAATGGTTTTTCTGGAAGCTACTTTATAAATTTTACAAACGGAGTACCTACAAAAGAGGAACGAGATCAAATAGAGTGGCAGATTAAAAACAAATTTGCAGGAGCAAATAACGCTGGCAAGTTTGTATTGACATTTTCTGACGATTCTACTAGCAAACCAGAGATAGTGCCGATACAGGTTAGCAATGCAGACAAGCAATATACAGTCCTTAATGAGTTGTGCATACAAAACATCATGATCGGACACAGAGTAACATCGCCCATGCTACTTGGTGTAAAGACAGAGGGGCAGTTAGGCGGTCGTAATGAATTAACACAAGCCTACGAGTTGTATATGAATACTGTCGTGAAACCCTTTCAAAACAACATTTTAAGGACTTTTAAGAAACTTTCTGCAATAAATGGTATCGTACTCCCATATACGGTTAAAGACACGACTCCGTTAAATTCGCTATTTGGTGCTGATGTTTTAAAAGACGTGCTTACACAAGACGAGATACGAGAAGAAATCGGCTACGAGCCATTAGATATTGGCGAAGTTTCTACAACAGAGGAAGTCGAATTGCAAAAAAAAAAGAAAAACCTAACTGTTGCTGAATTTATTGAGCAGTATGGAGAAACAATAGACGAGCAGGAGTGGGAACTTATTGACGAAGAGGACGCAACACATGAAGCTGAGGACTTTGATTTTGAGTATAACCTACAAAAATTAGAGTTAGCAAGTACAGGACGTGCTATACCTAATGCTAAGAGTGAACAAGACGGACAAAGCACACAAGAGCATAAAAGCTTATACAGGGTGCGTTATGTATATACAAGAGAACGTGCAATAGCTGCTGACAGAGATGGCGGTGGCTCTAGCAGAGATTTCTGCAATGCTATGGAAGCTGCTAAAAAAGTATATCGCAAAGAAGACATTCTACGCATGCAAGATAACAACATTAACGCAGAGTGGGCAAAAAAAGGCGAAAGCAACTATTCGATCTGGTTGTATAAAGGCGGTGCAGATTGCAGACACAAATGGTTTAGACGTATTTACAAACAAGCAGGTAGCAAAGCAAGTGCAGACGACAGAATAATTACAACAACAAAAGCTAGAAGCGAAGGCTTCAGACCAGAAACAAACGAACAACAAGTGCCTGTTGCACCTAAAAACATGGATAACAGAGGGTACGTAAGCAAAACAGTCAAACCAATAAAACGATAAACATGGCAGTACTTTTAATTTCTGAAGATACAATCAAAAAAAGCACAACTATTAACGGAAACGTTGACGTAGAATTACTATTGCCATATATAAAAGTGGCACAAGATATACACGTACAGCAAGTGCTAGGTACTGATTTATACGACAAAATACAATCTGATATTGCAGGTGGCTCATTAGCAGGTGCTTACAAGACCTTAGTTGATACATATATACAACCAATGTTAGTGCATTATAGCTTATACGAGTGCATGCCATTTTTAAGCTATAAGATCATGAACAAAAGCATAGTGCAAAAGTTAAGCGAAACCTCGACAAGTGCATCGCTAGACGATATTAAGTACATTAGAAATGTAGTTTTGAACACAGCAGAGTTTTATACTAAGCGTCTTGTGGATTATTTGAGACACAACAATAGCACATATCCAGAATACAACACAAATACAGGAGCAGATATGTCGCCAGATAAAGCTGCTTACTACTCTAATATGAACTTAGACACTATACAAAGAAGCAGTAGAATTACATTGAACGACTTTCTTACACCAGATTTGAAAATTTGATGTACAAACCTAAGCAGGAAAATATAACAAAGCTAAAAAGCTATTTAGATAAACAAAAAAATGAAAAATCTGATCAAAGAAAACGCAGACGTACTCGGACTAAATAGCATTACATTGAGTATTAGCTTTACTGCTGTCGAGCAAGTGTTACAAATTACCTTATTAGTGCTATCAATAGTTTATACAATTGACAGATTACGGTATTACAGAAACAAACGTAAATGATACAGAAAGAACTATCGCTTAATGTCGGCAACATTATTTGGATTGTGGGTATAATTTTTACAATGGGCACTGCATACAGTCAAATTTCACACTTAGAAGAACATATTGCAACAGTAGAAAAAAGGCTTGACAAAAAAATAAAATTACTAAACGAGTGCGAAGACAAAATTAACGAATTAGAAAAAGAAATAGCAACTTTCAAAGGCTGTAAATAATGGAAGAAATACTAAAACTAATTGAGCGTTACGGATTAACTCTAATACTACTGCTAGGTAGCTTATATGCTCTGTACAAATTTTTTGTTTTTAGCATATACGAAGTCAAAGGCGAATTTTCTAAACATCACGAAAACGCTGCTAAAGACATGCAGTACGTTAAAAGCAAAATCGACATAATACTTGAATTTATAAAAAGCAAAAAATCATGAAATCTATATTTTGTAAAATAATATACTACTTAACATTGGGCAATGTATGCTCTGGAAACTGTAATTGTAAACGATCATGTTAAAATACTTTAACTACGAAGAGTTTGACAGTCCAGATGCAGTAGGCAGTGGATTACCACAAAGCGATGGTGGCAAAATGTGTGACGATTTTTTACATAAAATCGATCAAGCAAGAGAAATTGCAGGCGTGCCTTTTAAGATAACAAGCGGCTATCGATCTGAAGCACATAACAAGACCGTAGGGGGCAAAAAATTAAGCAGTCACTTAAAAGGTTGTGCAGCAGATATATTGTGTACAAACAGCTTTAATCGTAGCCAGATTGTGCTAGGACTTGTAGAAGCAGGCTTTAGACGTATCGGCATAGCAAAAACGTTTATACATGCAGACTGCGATAATGACAAAGAAAATGCAATATGGCTATACTAAAAAAACTATTTAGCTCTGGAGCAAAAGAATTAGTCGATAGCGTTGGCTCTGCTATTGATAAAATACATACTTCTGCAGAAGAAAAAGAACTTATAAAAGCAGAAATCAAAGCTAAAATTTTAGATTTTGAGAAAATAATGCAACAAGAGGTAACAACTAGATGGCAAGCAGATATGCAAAGCGATAGTTGGCTCTCTAAAAACATACGACCACTCGTTCTGGGGTGGCTTGTAATAGCGACAACCTTACTGATATTTGTTGATGCAGGTGCTATAAAATTCAATGTAGCAGACAAATGGGTTGATCTACTACAAATAGTCCTTATTACTTGCATTGGTGCATACTTCGGTAGCAGAGGACTAGAAAAAGTTAAAAATGGCAAACAATAGGTATCGACTAAAACCAGAAGAGGAAGCTCTAATACTCAATTACAGAAAACACACTACAAACAATGTGCTTGTTATTGGCGACTTGCACGAGCCTTTTTGCCTTGAAGGCTACCTAGAGTTTTGTCAAGAACAATACTACAAACATAATTGCAACGAAGTCGTATTTATTGGCGACATAATCGACAATCACTACTCTAGTTACCATGAAACCTCTGCAGATGGCATGGGCGGTCTTGATGAATTAGAGCTTGCAATATCTAAAATAGCTAAATGGCGAGATGCTTTCCCAGAAGCAACTGTACTTATTGGAAATCATGACCGTATAATCATGCGAAAGGCACAAACAAGTGCTATTCCTAGTAAGTGGATCAAAAGCTACAAGGATGTTCTAGAGGTGCCTAAATGGACTTTTGTGGAGCGTTATGTAAAAGACGGAGTGCAATACATTCATGGTGAAGCAGGAACTGCTAGAACAAAGTGCAGAGCAGATATGATGAACACAGTACAAGGGCATCTGCACACACAAGCATATACAGAGCACTATGTAGGACAGCGATACAGAGTGTTTGGCACACAAGTTGGCTGCGGTATTGATCAAAAAAGCTATGCAATGGCTTATGCTAAAGCAGGTAAAAAGCCTGCAATCGGTTGCGTTGTAGTCAAAGACAACGGTACACTACCTATAAATATACTCATGGAGTTGTAATTCCGACAACTGCCCGTCACAAACAATAATAAACATACTTATTAACTTTTTTTTATATTTATTTACTAGATATAAAATAAAAAAAATACAAAACTTTTCTAACAAAAACTTGTGAGAAACGTTTAAGCATAGTATGTTTGTACCATAATCATTCAAACTATAACAATGCAAGATTTAAATTTAACAGAATTACAAACACAGGTTTTACAAAAACTAATTGATAACTTATATGCAGAGCCTGGTTTTACTGACGTCAATGTCGAAGCTTTATCTAAGTATACAGGAATTAGCATGAGAAAAATACGAGGTGTAGTTTCAAGCTTAGTAAACAAGGGCATCATTTATATTGATCATACGCTAGACAACGATGAGAGCGAGGCTTGGGTAGCTCTAGACACAGACTACTGGTATTTACATCCAGATAAAGAGTGGCAAAACTATTACAAATCATAAATTAACTAGGGGGGTGTCAAAACCCCCCACAATACTAAAACAAATGTCAGTATCATTATTTTCAAGAAAAGCAATAAACACTTTAGCAAAGAAGTGGGCAAAAAACGAAAAAGAAGAACGAGCAATCTGGTATGGTTACGTAGCTAACCTAACTGCTTATAATTTACAATACAGAGAAAACATACCTATCGACTATGAAACAGAGGACGTGTTTGACGAGTGCGAAGATCGCATTGGCAGTTTGATCTACAACATTTATACAAATGACGGCAACTGTTTTCTTGAGGACAGATGGGGTGCAGTATTAAATGAGATTGCAGAGCGTGAAAAACAAATTGAAAGTCAAAGCGAAACTATACAAGCGTTAGACGATATTTTCAGAATTTACAGTTAGTAACAAGAGTGCCCTAGAGATAGGGCATTTTTTTTACAAACTTTTTTAACTTTAACTTGTCAGAAACCTAGAACATTGTATATTTGTACAATAATTTACTAAAACAATGAACATATTTTATTTACACACCGATCCACACAAAGCACCTACTTATTTATACAATAAGCATGTTGTCAAAATGATATTAGAAACTGCTCAAATGTTATGCACTGCACACCATATTATTGCAGAGCAAAATGGTTTAGACACAAGCTATATTCCTTACAAAAAAGCATACGTCAACCACCCTAGCACTATCTGGGCAAGATCAAGCTATGAAAATTACAAATGGCTATACAGTTATTTTGTTGCAATCAATATAGAGTACTACCAACGTTATGGTAAAATACACAGAACATTTGTAAAAACTAGACAAGTATTGTGTAATGCACCTGCAGGTATTCCAGATTTACCATTTACACAACCCCCACAATGTATGCCAGATCAGTACAAAACAGATTGCAGTGTGCAAGCGTACTGGAGTTATTATATAGATGCAAAAAAACATATTGCAAACAAAGCAGAGGTGCAGCATATATTTAGACCTAGAGAAATTGAGCAAATGAATATACTAACAGAAGCTTGTTAATTAACTAAATACTAATTATTTTTATACAAAATTAAACATTATGGAATTAAGCAAAGATTATTTCAGAGAACTTACAGAGAAAACCTACTTAAACGTAGAGCGAGTATCGGTTGGAACAGTTATGTTTTACCTAGAACATAGGCTAATGCATTTCAAAGCTAGATTAAAAATGTACGAAGAAGCAGAAATCGAGGCACAAGTTAACCTTGATCAAGGTAGCAAAGACTATTTTCAAGGTGCTATCAAGGTTTCAGAGGAGTGCATCAAAGGATTAGAAAAATTACAAACAGAAATAAAAAGATCATGCAAGAAGAAAACCCACTAATCGCTTTTTGCGGTGTTATGTTTATTGCTGCGGTATTTTGCCTAGCGTTTACATACAAAGGACACGAACTAATTTATAACTTTATCCAGATAATAAAATGACAAAACAAGATATGCTCAACAGGTTATACGAAGAGAACGGACTTACAGCCGAAGACGTATATAACCATAAACATTATAAGATTATCACCAGAGCAGGTATTGATAAAATACAAGCCAACAGAGGAATTGAAATACAATACAAAGTTATTGAGTGCAAACCAGATTTTGCAGTAGTGCAAGCAATGGCTAGAATTGGCGATGATAGTATTATACAAACTTTTGGCTCTGCATTAAAAGGAGATTTCAAGACAGGAAACTGCAATACTTGGTATGTTATGGAGATGGCAGAGAAACGAGCAATGAGCAGGGCTGTATTGAAGTTAGCAGGGCTGTATGCAGTAGGCGATGTGTATGGCGAGGACGAAGCAGAAGCATTTAAAAAATCAAAAAATCAACAAACTATATGACATTAAACATTAGCGGTACTCTAGTCAAGGTACTTGAGCCGCAAACAGGAAAAACAAAGGCAGGCAAAGATTGGATTAAGCAAGATTTTGTACTTGATACAGGTGCAGAATACAGACCAGAGGTTTGCTTTACACTATTTGGCGAGAAAAATGTTGCACAGATCAATGGAGTTGCTGTAGGCACAAAGCTAGACGTATCTTTCAGTTTGTCAAGTAATGAGTACAATGGCAAGTATTATACAAGTGCAAATGCTTTTGCTATTTCTGCACATACTGAAATAGAGCAAGACGAGGTATTTGTAGATACTAACGAAGACCTACCCTTTTAATCATGAGAGCAGGTAGCGACATAGGTTACTGCGATAGCGATTATTCACGTGCACCTTTTGAGTGGTGCGAAAAAGATATACAAGCTAACGTAGAGGCACTAGGCTTTTGTCTTGAAGACGTTCAACTTGGCGATTACAAAATGAACTTATATTTGATCGACAAAGATACTGACGTTGCTTACGACTATGAAGATTTAGAATACTCAACCTATGAAAAATTTACAAGAAAAGATTTTTTAAAAGATTATTGCAATAGATATAGCGGCTGCTGTGGTGCAGATATTATTGAGGACTATGGCAGGTGTAAACATTGTAAAGAAGCGATACTATGATACAACAAGAAATAAACAAAATTAAATACATAGCCGAGGACATCATGCAAATACCTTTCGGCTCAATAGACGGTAGCGACAGAAAGCGTAACATATCACTTGCTAGGCAGGTAGTGGGTGCTTTTATAGTTTGCGACTTAGGAGTTGATATTGCAAAAGCTTGTGATCTTATGAACAGAGATAGGACTAGCTTTTATTTCTACAAGAAAAAGCATGAGCAATATATGAGCGACAATCGTATTTATCCAGAGTACAATCAGCTATATACAGAGGTGTACGACAGATATATGAACGATAGCGAAAGCGTATTCAAAAGTAAAGATACAATTACTTGGTTTGAGCAATTAGATGAATTAAAAAAGCAGCAGCAAAATATAGATAGAAAAATGGCTGCTTTAGAAAAAGAAAGTAAACTACTAGGAATTTAATTAAATACTAAAACAATGACACAGAGAGACGTTATTTTACAGCACTTAAAAGAGCACAAAACAATTACAAGTTGGCAAGCTATCATGGAGTATGGCATTACCAGATTAGCCACACGTATCTGGGAGCTAAAAAATGATCATGGCTACGATTTTTATACAGAGTACAAAAGCGTAAAAACAAGGCTCGGTAAAAACACTAGCATTGCGGTTTACTCGTTCCCAGAGGACGCAGAAGAAGCAAAGCAACTTAAAATGTTTACCTAATGAGTGGCTACATTAAGTTGTACAGAAAAATACTTGACAACGGAGTTTTTGAAAATGGCGAATTGCTTAAGGTTTTTGTCTGGTGTTTGTTGAGAGCAAATACTAAACCTAAAACAGTATTCGGTAGAAAATTGAAAGCAGGGCAGTTTGTCACAGGACGAAACTCCGCTAGTCAAGAGTTGAACATACCACCGACTACAGTTTATGATCGGTTAATGCGACTTAAAGAGTTTGGCTATATTAAATTAGACAGCAATACTAAAAACACAGTTGTTACTGTTGTAAAGTTTCGCCAATATCAAAGTAGTGATACAAAAGTGCCTAAAAAGGGCATAGACGAGCGTTTTAGTGAGTTTAATAATTCCACTATAAATCTTGTTTATGAAATGGACGGATTTAATTGGGTAAGAAAAGATAATTT